CAGAATCCTTACTAACTAGCATCGCACTATGCAAATCTTCATTAGCGATAAACTGATACGGTTCTAGCTTTTTAGGAGATTCTTCTTGTTTACCTGCAATTTGCTCACGCAGCAATGCTAGTTCATTACGAGTTTCTTCTAGTTGCTTTTTTAGATCACTGTCTGTGCTCTCAGCTACAGGAGTAGAATCTACCTGAGGCTCAACTGGAGCTTGCTCAGAAGATTCTTCCGGCGCTGGAGTGTACTCCATGTCTGGAAATTCCATCTGCTCAAATCCATTGAGTCCATCGTCTCCTTCCCCCAAAAAACTCAAATCTTCATCCATCAGTAGTCTCCTTATTTTCCATTGACTTATATTCTTTCATCATAACCTGAGGTAGAATTTTCCAAAACTCTAGTCCTCTAATTTCACCTTTACATTCTCTGAGAGCAGGGATATCTTCTGCATTAAGAGCCTCGCTCTGAATTACTGCTATCCTCTGATCACAGATAGTACAAAAATCCCTATAGACCGGTCCCTTCATAAATTCAGCTAATTGCTGCCATGTTGAGGTCAGGGAGCGCATTGGATTCACTTGCTCCTGTTCCGGCTGGTGAGTTTGGTACTCCATTTATTCCTCCCATCGCTGGCATAGCACCCATTTGCTCTGCCATGTTTACAGCCATTTCATCAGGCAATATTGCCATCTTATACTGCGGTCTCATCATATTAGTAGCATCTTTTATACCTGCTGAACGCATAATATCTAGCAACAGTCTAACACTGTCAAATGCTTGATATGCTTGAGGATCTGTTTTTATGAGATTAAAAATGTTGATCTTGTCTTGCAGGAATTCTCCGCCAGGAGTTACACCATCACTAGGTACAATATCTACGTCTCCAATTATATCTAACGGACTAACAGTAGCAAATCCAGTTCCATATACAGCCTCAAGTTCTCTCTTATTACGTCCAAGTATCTCTATAGCATAATCTTCTTGCATAAATTGCTGAGTATGCGACAAAAACATTCTGCCGATGTCTGACATACTCTGAAGAGAAATCATACGAACTTGGTTTTGCAGACGATTTAATGCGCTAAGTCGTGTATCACGCATCTCAGTAGCGGAACGGCGTTCACCTCCTGTACGGACTATACCTTGCAAAGAATCAACAGCACCAGTAATTCTCTGCATCAAATCTCCGTTGTTCTGAATCTCTTGCATGAAATTAGCTGTAGCATCATTGAATCGTAATTGTTCTACAGCATTCTGTACTCCACGCCCCCACATGTGCTCACGAATCTTAATAGCTCCGCCGGGAGTGTTGTTTACTACATCTGCGTAGTTTACAATCCAAGGATCTACTATTACCCTGTTGCTTACAGCATTTATTAGATTGTGCATGTGCAAAGAGTATAGATCATTGGTTTTCTCTTGCAGCATAAATACAAGCTCAAGCAAAGATACAGGAGAAATACTATATCCATCAAACGTAGGACTAGCAACTGCCAGAGGAATCATATTATGATTGAGCTGAACAGGGTTAGCTCTAATAATAATATTATCTCCAGCTATGCCAAATACCCAGAGTTCTGGATATACACTTACTCCTAGTTTCTTATCTTTAGGTATTACCCAAGCATAAGTATTAAGCACATCAACAGGATGATAGTAAGCCTGAGAATGCTGTGCTGTTTTGCGCTGTAGATCATGTCTAGATTCCTTACGCAAATCAGAAAAATGCGTACCTTCTTTAGACAAATACCTAATATTAAACCAAGTATCTGGATCATCTCGCTCGCGAATTAGTAACTCTTCTAGGCTAGTACGCTCAATCCAGCTAACCATCGTAGACTTCTGCACTTCGTGTCCGGCTACGTTAGGGTCAGGAATATAAGAACGAATGTCTATATTATCCAGTACATTGCCTTCAAAGATAATACCGTTTACTTCTTCTCGTACTTCTCTGCCACCATACTTTGGCAACACAGTTTGCATTATCTCGGAAAAATAAGTAAGTTTTTTGCGAACTACTTTTTTTCCATATTTAACAGACCAGCGCGGATGCACGATTCCAAGTCCATATGCTATAGCATCTCTAAACTGAGTATTTAGATTTAGCAATACTTTAGCACGCTCAGACTGTATACCTATAAGAATCTCCGCTAACATAGCGGGAACTTTATCTTCCGGTCCTACTGGGCGATACTCGAACAACGGTCCTGATGATAAGCTAGTAATCCAGTGTGTAAGAATAGTATCTAGTACATATGCACTCTGAGGTACAATAATATAGTCAGGTTCACCAGGTTTAGCACTATCAGTAACATACGATGTAAGAGTGCGCTCTATCTGGTCAAATTTAGAAAACCTTTTCCTAAACTGATTACTGCCTTCCCGACTTACAGCAAGAATCCACTCAAGAATACTTTGATGCAGAGGAGAAGATGGTTTAAAATCTAAGTTTAGAGGATACTGGTAGTCTAAAGTCTTTCCGACTTCTATACTTCCAGAGCGTCCTTCGTTTATTATGTAAGGCACTAGTTTACTCCATATCTACGAAGATAACTCTTAGAAGAGCTATACTGCATGTTTTCTTCTTCTGCGTCATTCAACAACTTTTTAAGTGCGGCTACTTCTCGTTTTTCGTCAAGCCACGCAGTACTAGATAGTTCACCTTGCTTGATTTCTTTTCCAGACAAATACCTATCTCCACGACTCATAAGACCAAACACGTGTGCTAAGGCGTCTATCAAATCTTTCCTTTTACACATCGGAAACTGAGTCATCTGGTCCAGCAACTTTGGAGTAAGCTGATGGTTTTTATTAAAAAATATCAGCCCTTGTCTGAGAGAAGGAACTAGTGCTGCACTGATGCGAGCATCTTTACCGTGGTCTGAAGCAGAAGAGTTCTTAGGTACATACTGAGACGGACCTTTACGTGCATGTAGAGGTTCGAAGATAATATTACAACGATTCTCTATGAGATAGGATTCCCAAGGCCAAGTAGCGTATTCATCTATACCTTGGATTTCTACTCCTAGTACTTTAGCTTTCCACAATTCAGCCATAGCTACAGCACGAATAATCTGTTGCTCAGGGTGCAATCGTTCAGCAATCATATCTACTACATATACGCGATTCTTGCGACGATTAAATCCAGCGCAGACTATAGCAGTATCGCATGATGTAGGATTGCTAGACTTAGCAGGATCTACTACAACCATGTACTCTATATGTTTGGCTTCTTCTACTAATTCTATAGGATCGTAAAACTGGTACGGACCTTTTAGGGGAGCTTCATCTGGTGCTTGGCAGATATTACGATATTCACGATAGAATGAACTAATAAGCCCCTGACCTAAATAAAAATTGTAAAGATTTTTTACATCTTCGTCAGAGAATCTATCAGGCCAGTTAGAATGTAACTCATCGTCGCATAGCTCAAGCCTAAGAGTAACCCAGTTTGGATCATCCAGTAGGTTAGTAAGCAAAGAATCTTCATGCAGTACAGTACCAATAGCTATAGTACGATCGTCTTTTGATGAAGCGTCTCTAGTACCTATAACATCTTCAAACACAAACTGTTTAATCTTCTGGCGCTGGTCAGCACTCATTACGGATTCTTTATCTTCTAAATCATCTAGTATCCGCAAATCTACACGAGCATCTTCATTCAAGAATCCACGAGTCTGCTGACCGACAGATCTAGGAAGTACAAGAGTGCCTTCACAAGTCTTGTTTCCTTTAGCATCAAAAAAAGGATTATTAGCTCTCCACCATTCTTGTGAGTCTAGGGGAGATTTCATAGGAGGGAATAGCTCACGGATGCGTTTAGATGAACGTAGCTTCTGCTTCAGAGTTTCGCTTTTCTCTTTAGCCTGCTTGTCAGTGCAAGATATAGGCATTATAAATCTAGACTTCCGGCACAGAATTCTCTGAGCAGGAAATCCGAGCTGTACAATAGATGACTTTCCCCATCCACGCGGAGCACCTATTGCTGCAAACTGTATGCTGTCATCATCCAGTATCTGAAAAATCTGGTGATGGCTAGGGCTAAATGGGACTGGAAATCTTTCAGGAAAAAACGCTTTACACGCAGCAGCACATGAGAATGCTACTTCTCTAATCGCTGATACTATATCAGGATTGTCTACAAAGCGTTCCATTACACAGCCTCGTAAATAACTAAGAAAGTATACTCCAGAGTATTACCGCCATCAGATACTACAGAACAACTAACAGCCATATCACAATGCACATGAGGTTGCAAAAATCTAGTAGTAATTCCTTGTGGAGCACTTTCTAGTTTTACAAAATGATCATTTTCCATCACGTTATTGTTGTCTAGCCATACACTTACTAACGGAGAAGTAGCATTACTATTTACTACAATTACTCCTATGATTCTTCCGTTAATAGTAGCAGTAGTGGCATCTCCAGCACCTACGTTATTTGTAGTAACTGTTGCTAGCTCCGTCTGTATATTAAGAAACCTACACTCATGATCACGTCTGGTTAGTTCTACTGTTAGAGTAGTATCATCAGACACAGCTTCTAGGTTAGTGCTTACTTCTATATAGTCTCCATTATTATTGACGACTTCTATAGTAGTAAGTCCTGTGTACTGAGCAGTATTATTATTTGGCTTTCCGTTAGATAGATACACTCTGTCATTAACTTCAAATACAGCGTACTTATTAGCAGAACCATTATCAGTTATTCTGTCATCTGTGGTTTGTGTAGTAACAGCAGTACTTAACCCCTCTCCCATAGATGCAGTTACTTTTTCTTTGTACGTATAGTCTATATCCCTAAGAGCACGGATACCGGTCTCTACAAGTCCCATTGTCTCTACTAGACCTTGATTAACTCTATGGCTAATCTTATCTGATCTGTCCATAGCTTTAATAGCGTTTCGGGAGTATAGATCTATCTCAGATAGTACTTTGACAGCATTTGTTAAATAGCTATGAGCATTATTAACAAGAGCTTTCATTTCTGAAATTGACTGAAGTTTAAGAGGCATACGTAGTTACCTTAATAGTTGCAGATAGGCTTTTTACTACCTACCTGCCACTATGTTAAATTGTTCAACTAACTATAATGAGTCAGTTTCTCGCCTATCTACTGGAGATATAAGTTCCAGTATTGTAGCAATAACAAACCCTACTACAACAGTCATAGAAGCTATTACTATAGCGGGAGGTTCGGGGAGCCCGGCTATCTCGGCAAACCATGCTCCAATAGTTACTACTGCCGCTGCAATACCGCCATCAGTGCCGTGTTTAGCTACTCGATTCCCTATCCTTGCTTTCTTTATCGGTGCCATTTGTTATCTCCAGTGTAAAGCTTTTGTGCTGCATAAACGAACACAAATCACTAAGAGTAACCCTAGAATGTGTAATCATCTCTTGAGTTATATCTTTTTTCTTAGGTTTTCCAGAAGATTTAGTTTTTCCTACTAAAATACATCCTTGGGAATCAGTGTGATAGCCTTTAAGAGTATCACCAGCAAAATTTCCGACGTGAATAAGGATATTGCTCCTGTCTGGTACATTAAATACTTTATATACCCAACCTTTAGATGGAGACAATCCATAATCACATTCGTACACCCCAGTAGGAATACATGATTTTCCTCTAGCATTTAGTTTCCAAGGTAGTTCTAATGTAATAAACTGCATAGTCTCACCGCTAGAGTTAGTAGCAGTGGCTTGACCAAAAGTACCGTGACTAGTACTAGGAGATCTTACTATATCAACAGTTTGTTTCATTAGTTAAGAGCCACCCAAGTAGCTGCGGATGCATGTGCAACAGTGCAGAGATAGACTTTACTGTCAGAGGTGTTACGTACAACTTCACCTACACTTCCTCCAGTAGCTGTCATAGGACCAGCATCTGTAACAGATCCGCCGTAGAACATAAATGTAGAGTTACGCATAGCATCTGGAACAGTATAAGTACGTGCCGCAGCTTGAGCAGCCACTGTAATACCTGTGGTAGTATCTCCAGTATTATCAGCAGTAGTAAGAGTTACCTTACCTTTAGCATCTGTACTTGGAAAAATACTAACAGTTCCTGCACTACCGGATGACCCTACACTAAGAGAAGGAGTAATGATGTTTTCAGCTCCTACCACACCAGCGTCGGCAATAATATTAGCTGCAATGAGTTTAAGTTTACGAGTAAAAGACATAGTATTAATCCTTATTCAGATTGACCGTTTGACACAGAAATAATTTCTGCAGCATTACGAGAAGATTGAATATCAGCCATTATCTGAGCTATATCTTCTCCAGTAAGCTGCGGTGAGTTATGAAGTTCAATAGAGGATTTAGTAATAGCAGGAAACCCAGCGCGGGAAAGCTGGTCCATACATACTCTAGCCCTGAGCTCAGGCTTGACTGGAGTAACTCCGCTTGCTATATCAGCTAGATATGACTGACCTTTAGTAGCAGCTTCGAGCAACCTATTACCTAGATCCACAGTATTGTTGTCTTGTTTTTGCTGAAGCTCTCGTATCTTCATCTGCCCAATTACAGAGTTGATAGTATAAGATACCATAGCAGGAGAGACACCAATACGCTCTGCTATCTCGATATTAGATAGCCCAAGAACATGCAATCTACAGACTTCATGATGAGTGTTCCAAAGCCTAGAGATTTCATATCCCTTATACTGTCTGTTTTTTCTTGCTCGTCTCATGGTAAAATCCACCTTATAAATATGATACCATAGGGATTGCTATGTTGTCAAGCCACAATCTAATGTAAATAATTACTACACCGACGCTAGATATATGGCTAACCAACGCGCCGGAGAGCGCGACGGATACTACCTATGTCCGCATCAACACACTATTGTTGTTATAGGGATTGTATTTAACAAGAATGTGGCATAGAAATGTTACTCAGAATATACGAGATAGCAATCGTATAGCTCGATCTGCGTCACCCCCCTAGTACGGTATAAATCGTTGTGGCACAATGGGTTAAGAAAATTTGCTCCGTTTGCGTTAATAACGGGCGCATGATACAATTAGATTGTAAGAAGTGGTCATGGTGACCACCGAACAAAGAAAGGGTTACAAAATGGATAGTGTGGAGCGTGAGTTTACAATCACAAAGGATGAAAAGAAGTACAACGCAAGTGTGACAATTAAATTCGACGATGCTGAGGCAGAGCGCAAGTATGCAGTTCGTGGATATGTGGTGGAGCTTCAGCGCTGGCTGCGTGCAAAATCGCATAGGGATCTTGCGAAATGGTGTGCGGACCACCAGACCATCTCGATCGGTATGGATACAGGATCTGGCTTGGACGAGGATACGAAGGCAATGGTAAATCTTGCCAAATCGTCGGGGCTTTCGGTGGCAGAATTGCAACAGTTGATTGAACAGGCGAAGAAAAAGTAAATCCAAATTGGTGGGGCGCGCATACCTATCACGCGCAAAGAAGGAACCATGATAGAGATTTATGAGATGAAGAATCTCGCTGAATAACCCTTTCAAATCCCCGGAGGCTAAAACCTCTGGGGATTTTTTTTTGCTTCGAGGATGGGCTAAAAAAATGGGCTAACGTAGATATACTATGGCATAATGTCTAACGTAGATATACTACAGCATACAGTCTAACGTAGATAGTCTAACGTAGATATACTACAGGAGATAGTCTAACGTAGATATACTATACCAGATATACTATACCAGATATACTATTAGATATAGTAGTATATGAG